CAGTAATCATAGTTGCATAGGTATCACCAAGACGCGGTGCAATGATCGTATCTTCAATGACTCGGAAATGGGATTTCAATCGAAGGAAAACCAAGCGGCTTCCAGAAATGAGGTAGAACTGGTCAACCTCTGCCGTTGAACGCACAATCGATTTTTTGATATTGGCATACAAATCCGAACCCTCGAACTCAGAATAAGAGGAGACGTTAGCCTCAAGGAACCGGATAAGATCATCCAGCGCATTGAATCCCTTATTCCGCAATGAGGACCGGATGCTTTGCTCCTGGTATTTATACAGCGTTTTGGAGGAGTCCCCTTCAGCACGACGAACACCGGCATCAGAAATGGTGACGTTCAACTCATCATAGTCATACCAGAACGCCAGGAAAGCATTGGCACGTTGAGCAAGGAATAAAAGCCTTGAGTCACGTTCTTCGGTATCAGGAATAACTCCATCGAGATCCTCCACCACCTGCGGATCGGGACCGTTATCGTAAATCTCCTGAAGGACCACGCACATCTCGTCACCGATCACCGGACGGATGAACTGTTCAAAGGCGCTCAGCAACGATGGCTGAACCACCTGAAAAGATAAGGCAGTGGAAACCGCGATGTATCTTTTTATCTCGTCTGCATCAGACCACTTTTCGCTTGAGAAAATCATGCCAGATTCTTTTTAGTGCCGGAACCGGAGTCCAGCGTGGTTAATATTGTATTGCGAAAACGAAGCTTCACGTCAGAATAGCCATTATACTTGAGCATGGCAAGGATGGGATCAAGGATGTTCTGACGATCAATCCAGGCGTTGGCCACATTGACCAGGAACGCCTCACGGATGTTGCTTCCACCCTGATTGCCTGCATAAGCACCGCCAGGCATACCAGCACCCATCACATTTGGATTGATCATTAGAGAGAACAATATTTCCGAATTGGCAGCGGCGGATGTCACCAGCTTATCACCTTCCTTAGATTTATTATCCAATGGAGTGATTTTCCATTCTTCCTCAACCTTTCCATTAAGATCATTGACTGAGTAATGGGTGAAAAGAGGTTTTTCTGCATTCTCAGAACCAAGTAAGTTTTGTTCCAGATCATCCATAAATAGGTCAATGGCCGCCTGACGATCAGCAGTATTGTCAAACTCAGTTGCAGGGTACTTACGATCCCAATAGGAATAAGGAATTTGAACATGCCACTTCCATGTGGCCTGGTTCTTATGGACTTTCTGAAGGTACTTAGGTACCATCTTGGCGATATCGATCCAGCCAGCCAGAAAGCAAGCCAGCCAGATAGGTTCACCATATGTATCCTTATTGGACCAACTGTCACGAATGACGAACAGAGTACTATTCTTTCCCTTATTTCCGGCACGACGGATATCCAAATCCAAGGAAGGATCATACTCCATCAACACGTCAAAAAGTTGAAAGTCATCCTTCGCGGGTGTTTCTGGCCATTTGCCGGATACAACGCATCTTTCAAGTCCGCTATTGTCACGCGCTGAAAGGCGGCAGAAGTAAGCATTCAGCGGATTGAGTCCGACAATCTTGCTTCCATCAGCATTGGGTACCATCTGGACAAAGCCAGGTCCAAACTTGAGGTAATCACGCAGGATCTTCTCCATGTATCGACGTGTAACCCTGGAATCAACGAGTTCCTGAACTGCTGCGTCCGGATACGGCTCCAGTATTTCATTTCCTTCCGCATCAAAGCCAGTCACACGGCAGGCAAAGATTCCCTGTCCGATGGTAAAGTTCCGAATGAACTTCAATCCGGTATTCAATACTCCAGTAGTGGTGATCACCTTATCGGCCCATTGCGGGAAATCGTTGCTGGCTCCCCAAGTAAGCAATTTCATTCCATCAACCTGAGTGAAATCCTGATCCGTCTTGGTGTCAACCGTTTGGTTCAGTTTCTTTTTCTCTTCCGAAGTCACACCGACAGGAGAGCCGGTTGTGGATCCGAAAAATCCGGTGGATGAAAACATCAGCGGCGTGCCGTTTTTTGAATATAGAACTTCCATAATATCAGAGAATTACTTCAAGATTATTGTACATTATGAATAAATCGATGTTGACAGGATGGACATGGCCAATAGCCTCTCCATCCTGATTGCATGGCTGAATGGCCCTGAACCTGTTGGCCTTCATGTCACAAGCCAGACCGCAAGCAAAAACCCGATGAAAGTACCGGAGCCTACCGGCCTTGTCCACGAACTTGATAGAGAAAATATTTCTTTTTCCATTGGGAAGCCATCGGATATCAATTTCCTTCAGCACCATGTTCCTTCGTATTTTCGTTGGTCTTTCCATCATCCAAAGGTTTGATCAAAGGTTTCGTCAAAAGTTCCAGACTTGGCGAGTGGAGCATGACGGTACTGGAGTTGATAATTAGTTGAAAGCCGGTATTTGAATTCAACTGAAACGAGATCATCGACACGAGAAGTTTCCTTGAAAGATTCCTCCATTATGACAATAGGAAGAAGTTGATCATTCTCAAAAATTGAAAGCATATCGGAGTTCAATAGATCTTCCAATGCTTCAAGCCCCTGAGCATTCAAATATCCAGTATTGGCTGTAAAGGTCCTCACCATATTCTTCTTGACCTGGCGTTGCATCCTATTGATAGATCCGCGCTCACGTTCCCAATTTCGTTCAGATAGATGATCACCAAGACAACTGAATACCTCTTGCGCTCCAAAACTGTTTCTGAAGAATAACGTTCTAGTTGGGATCAGTGGCCGTACGTCCATCGTAAACCGAAGTATATCGGAGGCATCCTTATAAACATTATAGTAGATGAGCTGATCTACGGTGACACCTGCAATTGCTGCAATGGCATCAGGGGACACGTCGTATCTGTAAAAATTATTATCGGAAGCATGTACCGTCAAATCATGCGTAGTCATCTGGTCCTGAGTGGATGTCGTAAAGCAAGCATCCACTTTTACTGTTCCGCCAGAATAGAATGAAAGGAATTCTTTTCTTCCAATACCAGTGACCTTTTTTGTAAATCTTGAGAGTGGCTTGAGTAACAGTTCCTCAGCTGTCAATGTTGCAGAGGAATCCACATCGCTCCTATAGATGCTGACGGATTTGGATATGACAGTGGCTCCCTCCGTCAAGGTGATTGCAAGAACAACCTTGGATCCATCAAGACCAGCGGTATTGGATAGAGCGACTTCAGCGAAATAATCAGATGCAAGCTTTCCTATATCCCTGACATAAACCATACCGGAGGAATCAGGTGAGTATTTTTCCGTAAGAATAGATACCCCACCAACAGACACACCGACAGTGACATCAGCAGCGACGGTGGATAGGATAATATCACCGTACTCAGCACTAAGGCCAGATATTGGAAACCGTACTTCAACCATTATTTGAGAACAAAAAAGTAGAAGATTAATATTGCAACAAGGAATAGCCCCACCCACAGAAATATTACCCAATTTCCACCGGCAACACTTGATTTTTCAGTCTTAATGTTCTTGAAAGTGGAGTCGACTTTTTTAACCAAATGAATGACGGACTTGCTTGAATCACGCTTCTCAGTATGCAGGATGCTTGAACCTGTTGACTTGTAGGATCGATGAACCCGCTGAACTATTTCCTCCTTCAATGGATATTTACCCATGGAATCAGGATGAACGGAAGTATCAAACCTACGGATGACCGTTTCAATGTCCATAGTTGAAGTATCAAGAACATTGATCAAGGCGCTGGAAGAAACAGACACGCCCGAAACATGAGATGAGTCCAGAGCAGAGACGGAATGTATCGTTCCGTTCTGTACCAGGTGTTTCTTTGTCGCACAGGAAGCGAATGAAAGAATGAAAAGAAACAGTAGTAGACGTTTCATCATCTTGTTTTTATCAAAGTTCGCCCAAGTCCGGACGTATAAAAAGGACAAGAAATCAATAATCATCATCCGGTTGTTTTAGAAAGACCTTCCAGAATGGTGATCCATCAAGAAACTTGATAGCAAATCCAAGCTCCGTAAGAACAGCGGACAACGTTGATTTGCTGATATGGATGATATCCTCCAGCTTGCAGATGATATCTGTTGAGGTTACGAACTCAGAAGATTCTGGAAGGCCGGTTGGAGAGTAAAGCATCGAAATCATCTCAATTGTCTTGGATTTTGAAGCGCCTA